CCTTGAGGCATGAAAGTCGTTAAGGTCTACGGCGCTTTGCGCGAACTGCTGGGCAAGACTCGATTTGAGTTTGTGGCTGACACGCCTGCTCAGGCTATGCGTGCATTGCTGGTCAATTTTCCTCAGTTGGAGCAGTGGTTAGTTGATAGCGAAAAAAACGGTGTTGCTTACCGAGTAACAGTAGGCAAGCAAAAGATCAACGAGCAAGACGTATCTGGGATGTTTTTGCCGTGGAGTGAGCAAGACGTTTTTAGCATCGCTCCTGTGATGACTGGTGCTGGGCGAGGCGTAGGGATGTTTGTTCTTGGAGCAGTTTTAGTAGGTACTGCAATCTTTACAGGTGGTGCTTCATTGGCTTTTGGAGCAGGTGGTTTTGGTCTTGCTTCAGGCGTTACAGCCACGACTGCATTGGGTCTTTCTATTGCGGCTGGAAACATTGGCGTTGCTTTGGTTTTGGGTGGTGTTGCTCAAATGCTTTCTCCTGTGCCAAAACCGCCTGGACCTGCTGAAGCACCGACACAGTTGGAATCAAACAGTTTCAGTGGTGTTCTGAATACTGTGCGCCAGGGCGTTCCCGTGCCAATAGCTTATGGGCGGGTGTTTGTTGGATCGGCGGTTGTCTCCGCTGGTCTCGACGTTGATCAGGTTTGAGCATGACTGAATCAAAGTACATTGCAGGCGCTGGCGGCGGCGGTGGTGGCAAAGGTGGTGGTGGCCGTAGTAGCAGCCCGACGGAAGCTGATGATTCGTTGCAGTCAAAGCAGTTTGCGAATGCTCTTGACTTGATCAGTGAGGGTGAGATTGAAGGATTAGACGACGGCAACAAGAGTATTTTCTTTGATGGCACGCCACTGCAGGCAGCAGACGGCTCGTACAACTTTGATGATTACACTATTGTTACGCGCACCGGCACGCAAGGTCAGTCTTATATCCCTGGCGTTTTTAGCAACGTCGAGTCTGAGACATCAGTTGGTGTTGAGGTTACTAACGCCACGCCAGTAATTAGGCAGATTACAGATTCAGACGTTGATCGCGTTCGGGTCACAATTCAGATTCCATCGTTGCAACAGATTGAAGACGATGGAGACATTGTTGGCACGAGTGTCAGCATCAGCATCCAAGTTCAATACAACGGCGGCGGCTACAACACCGTCAAGACTGACACGATTTCAGGTAAAAGCAGTGGTTCGTACCAGCGGGACTACCTGCTGACATTGACTGGATCGTTTCCAGTAGACATCAAGGTTGTTCGTAATACGGCTGACAACGGCACAACAAAGCTGGCCAATACAACAAATTGGCAGAGCTTCACGTCAATTATTGATGCCAAACTTGCCTATCCAAACAGCGCACTTGTTGGCTTGCGTCTTGGCTCTAACCAGTTTAATAGCATCCCTCGGCGTAAATATCTAATTCGTGGCATCAAGGTTGCGATCCCAAGCAATGCAACCGTAGACACCACGACACATCTAGGACGGATCACATATTCAGGCGTGTGGGATGGAACGTTCGCTGCTGCAACTTGGACCAACGATCCGGCTTGGTGCTTATGGGATTTGCTTACCAACGATAGGTACGGTGCTGGCATCCCTGAATCTTCGTTGGATCGCTACGACTTTTTTGCGATCAGCCAGTATTGCAACACTCTTGTTGATGACGGCAAAGGCGGACAAGAGCCACGTTTTAGCTGCAACCTTTTAATCAACCAGCGCAAAGAGGTTTACAACGTCATTCAAGAGATGAGCAGCATCTTCAGGGGCATCTCTTATTACGGCGCTGGTTCGTTGGTGTTGTTGCAAGACAAGCCTTCCGATGCTCAATACACGCTTGGCCCAGCTAACGTTGTTGATGGTGTGTTTCAGTATTCTGGATCGTCGGTTCGTGCCCGTCACACCTGTGCGACTGTTGCGTACCACAATTACGACGAGCAAGGCGAGGTGTCGTTTGAGTACGTCGAAGATGCTGACGCTGTTGCTAAGTATGGCGTCAACAATAAAGACATAAAAGCGGTTGGTTGTTATTCACAGGGGCAGGCCAACAGGCTGGGCAAGTGGACGCTGTTGAGTGAGCAAGATCTCTACGAGACGTGCAGTTTTGCCATCGGCATTGATTCAGGCATTGTCGTCAGACCTGGCATGGTTGTAGACATTGCTGATCCGTTGCGTGGTGGAACGCGAAGGAACGGACGTGTTTCTTCTGCCACTACGACTCAGGTAACACTTGACAGTGATACGGATCTATCAGTTGACACAAGCGAGAACCCAAAACTTTCCGTCGTTTTGGCAAATGGCTTGGTTGAGACTAGAAACATTGGTTCTATCAGCGGCAGAGTAGTCACTGTTCCTGTGGCTTTCAGCCAAGCTCCAGCAGCTAATGCTCCGTGGCTTATTCAAACAGACGACATCCAGTCGCAACAGTTTCGTGTTATTAGCGTTGCTGAAAACGGTGACGGAGTTTTTAGTGTATCCGCTCTCAAATACAACGAAAGTATCTACAACGCAGTTGAGCAGGATCTGAATCTAACTCAACGTGATATCACTAACCTTACTGATCCACCACAAGCAGTAACCAATTTGTCTGCTACTGAATTCTTGTACGAAGAAGGCGGTTTGGTGCGGACGGGTGTTGACATTACTTGGACAAGCCCTGTTTCAAACGTTGCTGATTTTGTGGTTCGTTATCGCCTAAATGACAATAATTTTGAGCGCATCATTACGGAGTCGCCTTCAACACAGGTCAAGGGATTGAAGTCGGGAACGTTAGAACTCCAAATAACGGCTCGTAATTTTAACCGCAAGTCTGGTCCGGTCACTCGTCAGACATTTGCGCTGCAGGGCAAAACAGCAATTCCAGGCAACGTTCAGAACCTGACGCTAGAGCCGTTGAACTACAACAGCGCACGATTGCGCTGGGACGAAACCGTTGATCTTGACGTGAAAGTCAGCGGTAAAGTTCATATCCGTCACAGCAACTTGGCTGATGGAAGTGCAACGTGGAGCAACAGCACAGACCTTGTAGACGCCATTGCAGGCAGTTCAACTGAAAAGACTGTTCCGCTGCTTGAAGGTGAGTATCTGGTCAAGTTTGAGGATGACGGCGGCAGAAAGAGTGAAACAGAGGCCAGCATCATTGTTGATCAACCTGTGGCCCAGACGTTCTACGGCGTTGCAACCCAAAGAGAAGACCAGCTCTCAACGCCTTTCAGCGGCACAAAAACCAATACGACATACAGCACCGATGCTGGTTATGACGCTTTGATTTTGACCAGCTCTAGCGGCAGCGTGAACTCTTCAGGTGAATACGCCTTTGCCAGCACTTTGGACTTAGAAGACGTTTACAGCTTGGATTTGGAACGCCGCATTGTGTCTCGCGGTATTTATCCAAATGACACGATTGATAGCCGGACTGCGCTGATCGACACCTGGGATGACTTTGATGGTGGAGTGGTTGATTTCGTTAATGCTGAGCTTTACGTCCGAAAGACGGATGATGATCCTTCTGGTACGCCGACTTACAGCGCTTGGCAGCCACTGGCAAACGGTGTGCTGAAGGCTCGTGCGTTCCAGTTCAAGGCAGTGCTGACCTCTAATGATCCAGCGCAAAACGTGTTGGTTGACGAGCTGGGCTACAAAGCGCAGATGCAGCAACGCACTGAACAGAGCACCTCTGCTGTTGCGAGTGGAACGTCGGCCAAGGCAGTAACGTTTACCAATCCATTTTTTACAGGCACCAGCAGTCTTGGTGGGGCGAACAGCTCGCTGCCAACGATTGGCATTACGCCGCAGAACATGGCAACTGGAGACTTTTTCGAGCTAAGCAGTATTTCGCGCACAGGATTTACGGTCACCTTTAAGAACAGCAGCGGCACCATTGTTGACCGCAACTTCAACTACATGGCTACCGGCTTTGGCAAGGCGGAGTAAAGTGTCAAAAGGAGTGCGCTGATGCCCTGTGGCTACACACGACTATTCCATAGCCAACCAAAGCGGTGCAGCGTTCCGTGGCGATCTGAATAATGCGCTGTCTGCGATTGCATCAAACAACAGCAGCTCAACCGATCCAGCGACCACCTTTGCCCACCAGTGGTATTACGACACTGGCGACACCACGCTCAAGCTCAGGAATGCCGCCAATAGCGCCTACATCAACGTTAGTGCTGTTGGTGGAGCGGAGACAGCCAATCTTGGCCTTGCTTTAGCGGCATCGCCGTCGTTTACAGGAACTGCCACGTTTGCGGGCAACATCCTGATGTCAGGCACTGGGACGATTGACATCCCGGTTGGTACGACAGCGCAGCGTCCTGGTTCGCCCAATAACGGGATGATCCGGTACAACACAACGCTGACCAGATATGAGGGTTACAGCGGATCGGCTTGGGGTGCTCTTGGCGGTGGAGCCACTGGCGGTGGTGGTGATCAGTGGGTTGTTGAAACAGATCAGACGGTTACTACCGATTACACGCTGACCGCTAACAAGCACGGCACAACGGTATCGCCCACAATCAATAGTGGAGTTACAGTGACGGTACCGTCCGGGGCAATCCTCGTCATTCTCTGATCATGGCAATAGCAATCGACGGCGACGGAACAATCACAGGCATCAGCGTTGGCGGCTTGCCTGACGGCATTGTCGATACTGACATGATTGCCGCTGATGCAGTCACAGATGCAAAGCAAAGCTTGAGCGGTGCCGCTAAAGCGTGGGTGAACTTTCAAGGCGATGGAACTGTCGCTATCAGGGATAATTTCAACGTCAGTTCTATCACTGACAACAATACCGGTGATTACACGGTAAATTTTACGACAGCTCTTGCAAATGCGAATTACTGCATTAGCGGCATGGCCATGAACTCAAACAATTTCATTGCAATCAATAGCTCTACTAATCCAGCAACTTCATCCGTCAGGGTGTCTGTTAGAAATTATGACGGCAGTGGAGAAGATGGAAATTATGTTTGCGTTGCTATTCACGGAGATTGATTCATGAGCAAGATTATCTATCAAAATTCAGACGGTGGCGTCTCAGTCGTTCATCCCACAGGCGAAGTTCCCATTGAGGATCTGCCTGCAAAGCTTGGTCTGACTGATTACGAAATCGTCGCTGACGATGCAATCCCTACGGATCGCACCTTTCGCAATGCTTGGCGTAAGGACGGCACATCAGTTGTCGAAAACCTCGCCGCAGCCAAGGAGATTGCTCATGCAACTCGTCGTGCCAAGCGTGAAGAGGAGTTTAAACCTCATGACGATGTGATCGCCA